CCTATTGGCTAGGTAATCATAACATGCCCAAACGTCTACCACACCTTCGATAGCTTCTTTGGCTTGTCCTGACATTGTGTTCGTGCGACGATGGTACGGTTTTTTACCACGCTCCTCAATTTCTTCCTCACGCATATGAGAGAGAAAAATAATTCCCTTCCCTGAATTAAGGAGCTTATTCATCTCGCTCATGAATTCTTTTTTGACTGCAGACCATCCCTTTCCCCAGTCAGCTTCTGAAGGATGAATAATATTAAGCTTAGTGCAGGTATAAGCCATGCACATATCATAAGCGATATCAACAGGATCAACGACCACAGTCCTGAAGCGATTAGGTGCTTGAAGCAACTTGACATATTGTCGAAATTCATTCCAGCTCCTTACTGGTTTTTGCCAAATGGAAAGCTTTTTTCCACCCGGCTCGAACATTAAGAAAATAGTCTCAGGAAAATGCTGACACATGGTAGTTTTTCCTATTTTCTTTCTGCCGTAGATTAAAACAGAGTATACTCCCAAGTCAGTCGCGGGCTTGGATTTTTCGATTGGTAAGGTTACTGCTACCGGGGGTATGACTTTGTCCCCGGCTCGTTTAATGATTGCCATTAGTTCTCCTCTCTTTTGAATTGCTTTTTAAGATCTTGATACGCTTTCCTTTCTTGACTGGAAATGACTTGAAGCATATCTTTCACTTCAACCACTTCTTCCCCTTTGGCATTGATTTTCTTTTCTATCCTCTTGGCCCCGGTAGGTACAGCGAAGTATTCCCGGGGATGGTGAGGATGGTAATCAACAAGTTTACGTAGGGCTTTGGCACGCTTCTTTCTCATGTTGTTTACGCTCCTTCCATACTCGTTTCATTTGTTTACGAGAAAGTTTAGAAATACGATTTACGTGCTCTGGGTCATTCCAAAGCTTTCGATTGGTTTCTTTCATAACTCGACTGTGCATTTCTTTGAATGAGGGATCTTGATACTGTTTTCTAGCCTTTCTTGCCATTATCTTTTTATCTTTATCGGACATGGTATGAAGGCCACAATTTTTAACGTGCTCAATAAATTCACAATTACCCACCCCATAGTGGCCTTTATTTCGAATTCGATTAATACTAGGTTTCTTCATTTTCCCGGCCCCGTCACGCATCCAAAGATAATGAAGTTCAAAGGGAGAAATTTTATTTTTAATACCTGCTTTTACGTACGAACCCTTACCAGTACATCGACCCTCTATTTTTATCCAAGTTTTAATCCAAGGTAAATTTATATCTTCAGTAAAACAATAAAGGGGAAACCGTTTACTCCACTTTGAATTAGAATATCTTTTCATTTTTCCTCCAGCTCTTTAAAAATAGTTTTCCGCTTTTCTAATCTAACATAGCACTCTCCATTACATACATCGAGATAAGGGCACTTACCGTATGGTGTAATGCAAGCTTGACGTCTTTTGTAATGCCTTCCTTTTCCCTCAATCCAGTCAATAAAATCAGTGATCAATAACTCTAATTCCTTACTAAATTCTACCTGCTCTCGAGGTGTAATCGATATTTCATAACGAATAAAATAAAAGTCTGGTCGAGATTCGATATCCTCTTTAATTCTATTTTCATATTCGATCAAGGACTCCTTTACTTTTCTTTCGCTTCCCGGTTTTCGGATAATATTATACAGTACTCCACTTGGTACTTTTTTATACAATTTTTGTATAGCCCAAAGATACATATGCACCTGAAAATCAAGGGGTAGAGCATCCATTAAGTTAGATTCGTTAATCATAGACTTAGATTTATGCTCGAAACACCACAATTTTGGATTACTAAATACACCGTCGATTTTTCCACGTACGCTTGTCGAACGAGCATCCTTAAGAATATAAGGTATTGTGAATTCTTGCTCCAGCTGCTCCCACTTAATCTTATTAGTATCTTGTTTCCACCACTTTTTAAAATAAGTAGGGAGAGTCGCTCGTGCAACAGATAAAGACACTTCAAAAAGCTGTCTGGAGTCATTGCTAGCATTACGGTTTTCGCTGTACCACAATTTTTTGACATTTTGGAAATAAGGCTCAAGTGTCTTGCTTGTAGGAAAAGACTTGATCTTTCTCTGACCGATATCTGCATATACGTTCTCCAATAATGAATGAATTAAAGATCCATACGTTAATGCTGGACTTACAGGCCCCTTTGGACTCCAGCCTTCTAAGAATAGTCTACTCTTTTCCCTACACTCCAGAAATGTAGACAATAAACTTTGAGTAATCCCATCACGCTTGTAGTCGTAGAATTTGTTATTCATTTTCTCCTCACTTTCAAAAAGATACCCTTCTTTTTTGTTGGAAACATAAACTCATCCACCCCGGCCAGCAACTTTGCCGTGCGCCCGGTCAATCGATCAAGGGTCCTATCGATCTGAACAGGATCGTAAACAAGCTCATATACTACGTTGGTAAATTCTTTGAACTTTTTTTCGTAGGTTATTTGTTCGGGACGTTGAATACCGAATTCGGATTTACATTCGATTAAGTAAACCCATAAAGTTTTACCCACTCCAAAAAATGCTATGATATCTCTTTTACCCTTTTGGGTTTGTTTCACATTCATAACCCATCTTCCACTATAGATATCAAAGTGTTTCCCTTGCGCACTCACGTCATCGTAATCAATAACTACACCTCGAGACTCAGAATTACACCACTTAGTCATCCAAGTCTCGAGGCGAGCCAAACATTTCTTTTTAATTAAATCTTCAGGTTTTTTATTACCCATATTAATTCCAATTAATTGGCTCTTTTAATTTACGACCGTCAAAAACGATTTCACCCTGAAATAATAAAGAGTAGTGGTAAGGTCTTTCTTTTGCCGTGTCACGTACTGCTTTAATAATTCCATTTGGGGCTTTCTAAGGTACTCCCGGGGAGCTCTGCTTTTCGGGCCTATGGCACGAGTGCTCGGCTAACCCCGGGGCATGGCTACCATGCTATTTGGCTGCTTTATTGAATTTCGTTAGCTGAGCCAGCTTAGCTTTAGGCGATTCCTTTAGGGCCTCAGCCACGGGCTCAACTAGTTTCGGTTGCATGATTTTTCTTTTCAGTAGCATGGTCGCTTTCTCCTATGGATGCAAGCACTGCTTGATTTCGTCTACGCTTAGGCCTTTGGTCCGAAGTAGCTCTTGAAGCCTACCGTAATTCCCGGCCCCTTCATACCCGGTGCGATAATGCTTGTATCGGCATATGGTTATGATTTCCTGAGGGGTAAAGGTAATTGGTTTGAGTTTTTTCATCTCGCCTCCTTATAAAACCAATGGCCTTTATAGTGATACGTAATCTTGCAACGTGACCACCAGCTATGCTTCTGGAACGAACGTAGATCTGAAGCCGAACCCCAACCCCGGGCCCCGTGTGTCACGTCTTCTTGCTTCGAAGCCCCCCACGCTTCTTCAGCCAACGTAAGCGTATGGCCCGAATAAAGATGGTGGGTTACCCGGTAAGCGCGCAGACCGTACACACCTTTGAGCGTGCCCCGGTTTCGTATAGCGCAAGCCACCGCAAGCATTCCTTGGTAACCTTCACCTTCAGCTTCCCCAATAATGGCTAAAACGGCCGGATTGACCCTGATAGGAGCCTGATTTTGGGCCATAGCCGGGCCATATAGCCCCTGAAGCAAGATAAGGCAGGCCAAGGCCCCAACCTTCAAAGGCTTACCAACAGAGGGCTTCTTGACGCATGGGCTGATGGCTTCGAGAACGCCATCTTGGGTCAGGGCCTCAATCAAGTTGGATGACATGTAACGTCCCACTTGATGGTCAAGTGCGCGCCGGGTTTCGTTGGATTTGGCTTGGTGTTTTTCGCCTACGGAGATAGTGTAATAAGGAACGGAGCAAGTGGAGCAAGTGTGAACCATTACCTTAAGATTAATGATTTCGATACTGTCTGACGCTCTTCTGGAATGAGGGCCACGTAGGTTCATTTGTATCTCGCTTCCCCGGCAACAATCATCCGTTTGATTTCCTTGATTCTGGAGTTGAGGGTTTTGCGCGCGTCCTTAATTGCTTTTTGGGTCCAAAATCCCATTTTTTCCCAGTCTCTCCGCTTAGGTAGATTATGGGCTGAACGTAGTTCTTGTTCCCAGTCAACTTCAAGAAGGATAATAGGTTTCATTTGGCCTCCTGCACTAGCTGAAGGGTTGTACATAATTCAGAAGATGGGGCCATACCAACTTCACCTAGGCACTCTTCACAAAGATAGGCCCACGACCCGTATATTGTCTTGGAATCGTAGTGGTCTTCTTTGGTACAGATGTCACATTTTGGGCACTTGTCTACTAGGAAGGGTCGTTTCATGGTCGCTCACTTTCTGAAAACTGAAGAGCCGGGGGTAGATGAGACCTTTCGGTTCACCTGCGACCAAGCGTCTGGTTGTGATACCAGAGGAACCCCCGGCTGCTTTAGAATTGGTTGAATTGTGGTGGTCGCTTTTTTCATAGGATCAAAGCCCGGTTAAGGGCTCCCCTTATTAAGGAAGGACTAATTTAAACGAGACTGTCCGTAAGCGTTAATTCCGTATATACGCAATACCTCAGCTGCTGCATTTGCGTGTGCTTCTTTTTTATCAATGGACTGACCATATTGACTAATCCAAATATCATATCCAACGTTGTAAGCTACGTGGTCAACTATTCCTTCGGACTTTAACCACTTCGCAAATGCACAATTTGCTGGACGTATCTTAATCCAAGCAAATCCACATGCTCCTTCAGGTACGTAATATGATTTGGAACCCGGATACGGTTTGTCGTCTATCCCTACTTCCTGTAAAACCATTGGGGCAGGAACCAGTGCATTTGCTGCAGTTTCTCCAGCTTCAGATGCTTCAACGTAAATTTTTCTAAAGTTAACTTGGTTTGCCATCTCGGTCGCTCCTTTTTTGGTCGTCTTCGACAAAGGGTCAATCCCTTCATCTACCTTAAGTATAACCGATGATTCGAAAAAAGGCACGAACTATTTTAACTATCGTTCCCCGAAATAAGTCCTACCAGCGACGGGGACTCATGGGGCCCCAAATTGCTGAAGGTGAAATCGGGCCTAAATGGTTAATTCCCTCCAAATTAAAGATACTCCCAAGTTGAATCCCTATCCGCGAGTTTCCTAAGATCAGATTTGTTCCACTCGTCTTCTTCCAGCTTCTCTATTAATGTGGGTGTGAATGGAGTTAAAGCAAGGGTCCGGGCAAGGGCTGCTTTTTCGGTGTAATAAGAGCTCCGTGGCGTAGGTGATGGTTTCATTTCTCCTCCCTCGGCCAGCGTTCAGAGATGGCTTTTAGGAAGTCATCCACGGCTTGGTTGTATCCATGCTCATACTCATACTTAGATAACATTTCTAGCCCTTTTGGTATTTGTTTCTTCGCCGGCCACCCTGACGGGAGAGGGGTTATAATCATTTGTGGAACATGAATTGGTAAGCCTGAATCATTGCTCATGGCGGTTGGCGCGTTCTCTTGCTTGCCCTCTTGCCCGTTGGCTTTGGGCTTTATCCAGCCTTTTAGATACGCCTCTGCTTCAGATTTCATTACATATTCAACACCATTGATATTTATTGGCTCAGAATCTTTAAACCAATCTTCTTCCTGTATATCTTTTCTCTTTTGGCTCATTTCCATCTCCTTCCATACTACAAATTAAGTCCACTTACCCCTTCGGGGCATTGTTTGTCTTTTTGGGCATATTAGTCCTTAGTTTCCGTATATATCATTTCACCTTTTCCGCACTTCCAGCAATGCACTTCTTGTTCTTTATTCTCTTTATGACCGCAGTTATCACATACCCATCCTTTTATTTTCATTTAACAGCCTCCGTTGCCTTGCATAACCAGTTCTTTTGCCACTCAATTTGTGCCGGAGATTCTGCTTTCCATATCTCAACAATATCTATACATCCGTCAATTAGACTCAACAATTCATTTTGGTCTTTTAAGTCGCTTTGATAGTGTGTCTTTAATACATAATTATCTAAGATAAATTTAGCTATTACTTTATGCTCATCTTCAAGATAATTCATTTTTTCATCGAGTAGATTGACTAATTCCAGAGCAAGTTTATCTATCTGTTCGCTCATATCTCCCTCTTTCTCTTTTTGCGAAGGTTAGTCGTTAAGTAAATAAGTATTCCTGTGCTAATCGGCGTTGGGCGATTTCGCAGTATTTATCTGATATTTCAATTCCTATAAAATCTCTGCCTAATTCTTTACAGGCTAACGCTGTTGTTCCAGATCCAAGAAAAGGGTCTAGCACAGTACCTATTGAGAAATTCTCTACTATCTCTTTAACTTGGTCGATAGGTCTTGGACAAGGATGCTTCCTAGCAAGGCTATTCTTTTCAGTAACAAACTTAGCTGTGTTTGCTACAAAGAAGTCTAAATTACGTCTTGGCTTCAATGGTCTTAATGGTGTTCCGTCTTTATATTTCATAACAATAGGGTCATAGCCGAAATTTATAGGTGTTTTTCTTAACTGAACAAAGTTTTTGCACCCTGCATAAATACGAATATCATTCCCATACCAAGACCAAAAATTAGGGAAGTATTTGTTAGCTTGCCATATAGCAATAAATCCACCATCTTTAGTAACTCTTAACATCTCTGTGTATATTGGCGAGAAATACCTCCAATAATCCTCTGGGGTAGATTGGTCTTTATGTTGATTATATTTAAAGCCAATTCCAAAAGGAGGGTCTGTGATAATAGCGTCAACGGATTGGTATGGCATTTGTTTCATAACAGATAAACAATCACCGCATATAATTTTATTGAGATACTCAACCTTCTTCTCTGCGTTATTAGCGGTCATTTAGCACCTCTTCATCTCCTTTTGTTAGTTGCGTCGTTAAATAAGGTTGTCCGCCCATTAACGGGAGGGAAAATTAAATAAGGTCTGCTTCCTCTATTATAAGTTGATGACCGGACCTTTTTACGGTAATGGTAACAGTATATGAATTATTAGGTTCAATAATTACTGGACCGTAATACGTTTCGAATTCTCCCCTAATTAAATCAAGTCCCTTTTTGTCTTTCCTAAAATAACAATCTGCCATATACATCCGGGCTGCTTCATAATAACTACCTTTCGTATTGGAACGAACTATAGGTATAATTGATTTTATCATTATACACCTCAAATTTAGATCCTGAATCCGGTTCATACAAGCTTGCGCTTGCAGGCCTCTCTTCCCCCAGTAGGGTGAACCGGATTGCAGGGAAGATAATAGAGAGGCTCTTGATAATTATCGGTTACGTGTTTTAATCTTGGCTACATTTAAAAAGTTACCAATAACATACGTAGGTTGCTTTTTCAACCAAATTGGTAATTCAAGCCATAATTTTTCATTATTTGGATCCGGGCGATTAATCCAAGTACTATAATAATCCAATTCTTTTTTATCATCACGTAAGGTATAATACAAAGTTAAACCCTTACCCTTACCTGAAGAATGTGGTAAAACATCCTTGTAGATTTTTATGTACTTTTCATCCCGAATTAAATAACCTTTTTTGTTCTTTAACATTTGAGAGGCCTTTCGTTGGTACTGGTTGATTAGATATGGCTATTATGCTCCTAAAAAATCAGCTTGTCTCGATAATTTTTAACTATTTTCCTTCATGCTGTAACCCCTGTACCAACCATAGGTTACAGTAAATCCTCGACGCTGGTGAAATGGGCTTACAATTAGTGGATTAGCCTTGCGCCACGTCGTAGAAAGCTCAACAGCGACGGGGAATTAGGCCTAATTCATTTCCAGCTCACAGGTTGCTAGGGTCCCCTGTCCCGATTCCTTGACCCTAGCAGGTTAGTTAAATAAGTATATTTTTTTTTTTAATTAGAAAGAAGTCGAGGCACGTCCCCCCCGTTAACTGTGAGCTACCCCCCTAATCCTCGACGCTGAAGGGGTGAGAGAAGGGCTAATCCGGTAATTGTAAACAAATAAATAATTCCTAGCTCACAGGACTGCAGGGGTAGGCTTTTTTGGAGATTTAGAAGCTTAAAAGGGGTCAAAATCCGGCCCTTTTAAAAACTGTGAGCTAGGAATTAATGCGTAATTTTAGAGGATTTCATTCCAGAATTTTGTCACGATGATTATTCGGATGCATATTATACTTAGTAAAGAAATAACAAATCGGCATATAACGATAAATATGGTAATGATAAGTAAAAGACGCAAGACCAGCTTCAAACCCGGGAACTGCGCTAATCCCAAGGGTCGTGGTGCCAGCATTCCAATCCTTAAAATATTCAAAGAATCAACCGCAGCTCAGGTCGGTGAGATCTTCCGGGAGCTTATGACTTATAACCGGGCCCAGTTAAAAGCTATCGTAGCAAACGAATCCTCACCCATTTTGCATGTGAATATTGCTCAGGTGCTTTTACGTGATCAACGCAATACTGAGATCGATTACTCAGAAAGGGTGCTTAACCGCATAATCGGGCCTATACCAGCGCGTCAAGAGGTTTCCGGGGCTAATGGTGTGGCTTTGGTGCCTCCGACCATCGTATTTGAAACAGACGTAAAGGGAGAGACAGGTGCTTAAAGTTTGTCCAATATGTACTGAGGTATTTTAATAATAAACCAAAGTATCGTTGTTGTAGCAGAAAGTGCTCGGGTATATATCAAACTATGTACATGAGTGGACAAAACTCTCCTATCTGGAAAGGTGGCCCGGTTGAGGTCAAGTGTCAGTATTGTGGTAAAGTAAAAAAGGTTAATCGAGCGTACGCATTGGTATTTAAGCACTGTAGTTATAGATGTTATGGTAAAGCCCAAAAACAGAGTAGTCGAGGATCTAACAATCCCAATTGGAAGGGTGGAATTCATCCATTGGGACTTGCTATTCGGGGTAGTGATGAATACTCAGAGTGGAGAACTCGAGTATTTAAACGTGATAATTTTAAGTGTCAAGATTGTGGACAAAGTGGTGGAAATTTACAAGCTCATCATAAGAAAGCGTTTTTCTTCATTTTTCAAGAGTTCTTAGCTAAGTACAATAGATTTTCACCCATAGAAGAGAAAGACATTTTACTTCGTTTATCTTTCTCGTACTCAGACTTTTGGAACGTGAAAAATGGTCAAACTCTTTGTGAGGATTGTCATAGTAATTTAACTACGAGGCCAGATGCAAATACGATGCTACATACCCAAGGAAGCCCAGCGAGTATTACGAACTAGGGATGTACGTTATCGTGTTCTTTATGGTGGACGAGGAAGTGGTAAATCTTATGCGTTTGCTAATAGCTTAATCGTTCTTGCTCTTTCTAAAAAAAGAATCCTATGCGTACGTGAAATACAGATGAGCATACGTGATTCGGTGTACCGTCTTTTGTGCGATCGTATATATGCACTTAAACTCGAGCATTATTTTATTATTCAGAGAGATACGATACGGTCGGTGTATGGAGCCGAGTTTATTTTCAGGGGACTAAAAACTAATATCAGTGAAATAAAGTCTCTTGAGGGGATAGATATAGTATGGTGCGAAGAAGCAGAGAAAATAAGTCAAGAGTCGTGGGACATATTAATACCTACGATACGTCAAGAAAACTCGGAAATATGGGTATCATTTAATCCAGATGATGAAAGATCTCCAACATACCAAATGTTCGTTGAAAAGCCCGTCGAAAGACTGGTTTCAGCGTTCATTAACTACGATTCCAATGCCTTGTTTCCAGAGGTTCTTCGTAGAGAAATGGAATGGTGCCGAGGAAACGATCCAGAAAAATACGACCACATTTGGGGAGGACATCCCAAAAAATATGGACAAGCCGTTATCTTTAAGAATAAACTTAGAGTCGAAGACTTTGAGCCCCCAGCCGACGATACTCAATTCTATTTCGGAGCCGACTTCGGGTTTGGTGTCGATCCTTCCTGCCTTGTGCGTATGTTTATTCGCGACAGAAAGCTATATCTTGATAAAGAGTTTTATGGCTACGCTATCGAAATTGATGACCTGCCGAGATGTTACGATACTGTCAGTGGGTCTCGTGATTGGGTTATTCGTGGAGATTCTAGCAGGCCTGATACTATTAGTTATTTGGCTAATCATGGGTTCAACTGCGTGGCAGCTGAGAAAGGCCCGGGAAGCGTAGAAGATGGAATTGAATTCCTTAAAAATTTTGAGGCGATTATTATCCATCCGTCTTGTACCGGGTCAGTCAGCGACTTTAGCAACTATCGTTGGAAGGTCGATAAAATTACCGATCAAGTATTACCGATACCAGTGGACAAGTCTAATCATAGTTGTGATGCTGCTCGTTACGCTCTGGAGCCTTATATGAAAGCGAATGTAACCATTTACGATGCGATGATGGGGATGACCAACGTATGATATCCGTTATTCTTACCAGCATTCGTCCTCAGAATTTTAAATGGTCCTTGAATTGTTTATTAAGAAGCCAAGAAGGAATTGACTTTGAAGTACTTTGTGCAACGGATTTCCCTATAGAGGAAGGACCTAAGGTCAAGTGGGTTCATACCCCGGAGCGTAAAGGAGTTATTAATGCTATTTGTCAGGCAGAAAAGATAGCTCAAAGTGAGTATGTGTACATAACCAATGACCAGTCTATGCTTTCTCCCAGGGCCTTGGAGCATCTTGAAACATTTTGCAAGTCAAGGGATAATTTGATATTGACCGGGCCAAAGGATTTTAACAATTTTCAGTTTAAATACTACGATAGATGGTTTGTCGCGTATCCTTTTTTACATCGAAAAATTATAGATATGCTCGGTGGCATATTTGATCCAGTTTATGGAGCATTTTTTGCTGATCCGGATTTGTCTTTACGTGCTCACCAAAGTGGTATTCCAGTGCTGGATTGTTCCGGGGCTATGAATGTGAGGGTGCAAGGCTTAATGGATTATACGGGTCACGTAGAAAGTAAACACAAATTTTACGATGCGGACAAAGCCATATTTACTAAAAGGTGGGAGCATTTAGGTGCTTACCAAGATTGCAAATGAAATTTTCAATTGTATTTCCATCCCGGGACCGAATTGACCTTTTAAGGAATTTACTTAGGTCAATTGCGGTAACTACCTACGATTTGAATCATGTAGAAGTGCTGATTGCTATTGATGACGACGATAAAGCCACCTATGATTTCGTGTATTCGCTCGCGTATAGTTTTGTGAAGCCTTTTAAGGTTCCGCGTTCTTTGAATTTCTCTCAGGATTATTATACATTTTTAGCTAACAAATCAACCGGGAGATGGATAATTACCGTCAATGATGATTGTGTTTTTGAGACTATGCTTTGGGATAAACTAGCGTTCGCGGTATTAGATAAGCTCCCGGGAGTTATTTATGGTTGGTCAGAAGACGGACTGGGAGATTTTCGCGCGCATGGCCATGGAGAGTATTGTTGTTTTCCTCTTCAAGGCCGGGCTGGAATAGAAGCGATGGGTTATGTATTTCCTTCCAGAATACCTACGTGGGGGGCTGATATTTGGTGTAAAAATATCTATGATCAAGTACGATCTACTGTTCAACTACCTATAACCATACGTCATTTTTGTCATCATAATCATACTCGGGAACAGGACGAAGTTAATAAACGTATCATGAATAATCAAATCAAGTACGACTTGCGACCGACGTATGATGAAGTTAATAAATTGCTTAGTGCCCTTAGACAAGAGGTTCCAGTATGAGACCACAGATTTCTTTGTTTGCTTCAGCTGCGCGTCCTCGTTATTGGAAGAGATTTTATGATTCGTTGATGACTAATAAAGTAACTTATGAAGTGATTTTTATAGGACCAAACGCGCCTCTTGAGCCTAATTTAATGCCGGATAATTTCTTGTATTACCATTCAGATTGTAAACCAGCACAATGCTATGAAGCTGCTGCTCGGCTGGCTCAAGGTGATTTAATTGGTTGGACAGCGGACGATGCAGATTATTCGATGTGCCCGGAAGGATTAGATATTATATGGAACCGTTATTTGAATTCAGATCGTCGAACGATTTTTTCGCAACGGACAATAGAAGATTACTCAAAATATGGTTTGACGATTCAATGGATCAATCATCGATTTGTCCATGGGAACATGATGACTCCGATGATGGCTCCAATGGGTTTCATGGATCGAAAAAGATTTTTTGAGCTTGGTGGATATGATAAAAATTTTGTATGTGGACAATCTGAAAATGATATTGTCATGAGAAATAACGTGGCCGGAGGACGGGTCGAAGGAGTGTTGAATTCAGTAGTTTTTCTTAGACATTCTGAATGTCATGTAACTTATGATTTTAATTTAGGATACGTAGGCGATCGTCAATACTTAGAAAGCTGTTGGCTTAGTGAAAAAGGAGAAATTTCTTTAACTAGGCTGAAATCCTTTGAACCTTACGAAGATGAGAATATTTTGACAGAGAATCAAGGGCCCGCAGGTCGATGGGAGATAGTAAATGCCAAGTAAAATAAGAAAAGGGTCGGTGAAAGAGAACTACATTCCTAATAATAACCCCATGTCCGGGATCTTTGATCTACCGGGTGTGGGGGGCTTTGCTATGAATAACATCGTAGCAAACGGAGGTGGACCGAACGGAGCAATGGGGGGCCGGGTCACCCCTCTTTCAGAACCATGGGAGATGATTTATTCTTCGTCTTATTATCTCCTTTCAATGCTAAGGACGGTGTTGACTTATGCTTATACGATACATGGTCCCCTTCGGACTCTTATTGACCTTCCTGTTTATGACGCTTTTCGAGGAGGAATTGAAATTAAATGTGACGAAGTTTCTCCAGAAGAGATCGAAGAACTCCAAAGACAAATCAGAAAGCTCAAGCTCATCCGTAAAGTAACTGACGCCATGCGTTGGTCAAGATTGTACGGGGGAGCTGGAATGATTATTAATACCGACCAAGATTTCAAAACCCCCTTTGACGTGAATTCCATTACTCCAGAATCTAAGCTTGATTTCATTGTGGCTGACCGATGGCAATTGCAATGGCAAGGTACCCCCATGGCTCCGAAGTCCCGTTTCATTTATAATCCGGGTGGGAATATGGACGAGAATAATATCCTTGTTGCGCTCATTGACCAGTCCCGGGTGGCTAGGATTTTAGGTGAAACTGCCCCGGCTTTGATTAAGCAACGATTGTTGGGTTGGGATATGTCCGTTATTGAGTGCGTTATCCGGGAAATCAATTTGTATTTTAAAGAGAATAACGTACTTTTTGAGTTGATTGATGAGGCTAAAATTGACGTTTGGAAAATTGATGGCTTTAATTCCAACATGCTTAATAAAAAAGCGCAAGGAATTACGGCTCTCCGTATTCAGTTAGCCACTTGGATGAAGAGCTTTTTGAATGCTATTACGCTGGACATGAAAGACGACTACATTCAAAAGCAAGTCACTTTTTCAGGTATGGCTGACGTAATGAAACAAATTCAAATAGGAATTGCTGCTGCTTGCCGTATGCCAGTGAGTAAATTGTTCGGGCTGTCCGCGACAGGATTCGATTCAGGAGAATCTGATCTTGAGACTTATAATGCGATAGTGGAAACTGAGCGCGAGAAAGCTGACGAAGCTTGGGATATGGTGCTACCTCCGCTGATGATGAAAACGTGGGGCATGGTACCGAACGCGTGGGAAGTAGAATATAAACCTTTACGTTTGCTCAAAGCAACGGATGAGATGGCTATCAAAATTCAGCAATATACTATTGATCAAGGAATGTACAAGGATGGTATTTTGAATGCTCAAGAGTACTGCCAAAAGCTGAAAGAAGATAAAATTCTGATAATGGAAACTGAGGTGTCCAAAGGTGCTGAACCCGAGCCACCTATGTCAGCTATGGACGAGGGTATGGGTGAAGCTGGTGGGGCCCCGGCTGGTGAGAAGCCCGGGTCAGCTAAAGGGAAGCAAGAAAAAGCGAAGGAGGGTTAGTATGTCACCACAAGCGCAAGAACAAACTAAACCTGAGGAAGTGTTACCTCGCTTTTGTGGGTATTGTGGACGATCCTTTAATTTTAATCAGAGCGTTTTCCTTCAGCATGTGCACGTTTGTGAGAAGACTTTAGTGGACAAATATTATACCAAACGAGGAAAATCTAACAATGGATCGTCGTGAACGTGCTCATAACTTTAAAAAGAGAACCCACGAAGATGACTATCCCGATGAAATTGAGTGTCCGGATTGTAAAGGAAAAGGTAAGATTGCTGGAGTTGAATGTGACATGTGTCAGGGAACTGGAAAGATAGTTAGACGATGAAACTGTTGCGTCCAATATACGATCGTGATTCTTATTCAAAGCCGATAGCCAAAGCTATCTTCGCGCAATTGGATGAGCTCATCTTCAGTCCTTTGCAAGCTATCCTCAAGGGAGAAACTTTGAACTCGCAAGAAACTCCATTGGCCCGGGCACTGCGTACTGGGAAGCTTCAATACGTAGACAATACGTTTGTAGGACCTTTAACGGCTACTTTGACAAAGGAACTTAGGGGGATTGGTGCACGCTATAACAAAACGAAACGAGCCTACACTCTCGAGATAGCAGCCCTCCCCCAAAATATTTTGATGGCTATTTCCGCTGGGAACATTGCGAACAAAGAAACGTTGCGCCGGGTTGAAGATTTCCTACGAGCTATTGAAGGAAGAAAAATCCAAGGACCCGCAATTGAAAAGTATTTTGGAGATACACTTGATTCTTTGTCCCAGCAATTTCATTTTTCTACCCGGAAGGTGACAGGATCTGAATTGGAGATACCCTTACAAAAGCAATTTGAGGACGAGTTAAAGAAAGCTTATACTGAGAATTTAGATATCTACATTCAAAAATGGCACGATGAACAAGTACTTCGTTTAAGACAAAAGGTTTCCAAAAACGTGAATGCCGGGTTCCGGGCCGAGAATTTGATTAAAGATATTATGGCTGAACGGGGTACGTCGTACAAGCATGCTCGTTTTATGGCTAAGCAGGAAACTTCTTTGATGGTGTCTAAGTATCGTGAGATTCGGTATACTAATGCTGGGCTTCAATATTACATTTGGTCTTCTTCACATGACGCGAGGGTGAGGCCCCGTCATCGTGAGTTGGACCGCGAGTCCCGAAGCAGACCATTCAGATTTGACTCACCACCTGTAGTGGACTTGACTACAATGCGCCGGGGGAACCCGGGAGAAGATTTCGGATGCAGATGTGTCAGCATCCCCATACTAACTAGAGAAAGGGAATTTGCATATGGACAGACGTGAGAGGGCTAATGCGTATAAGAATAAGTCGAACGGCAAGGCAGGAGTATTTAATGTAGGTGATGCCGTAGTGACCGTTGATGGAGACGAAGGTGAGAATATAAGTTAAACTAATACTACATATACGGTTAGGCTACGTGGTGGTGGTACAGTAAAAATGAGAGAATTAGACTTAGAAAAAGCGTATTAAAATAAAAACCATGGAGGCTTTTATTATGAACCCGAACGGAAACATACTAATTTTCACACCGACGCTAGGATTAAACCCGAATCCCTTTGAGTATCAAGCCAGCTTACTCAAAGTGATTAACCAGATTCAAGCCCGGCAAATGGGTCTTGCTTACTTCCCAGCTTATCGGCAGCTTTGGTGGCCGGCTAATAATTCTGCTTGGGATACGGCCTTTGCGCACGGGTTCGAATACATTTTGAGGATTGACGATGACATTCATGATATCCCTGATGACGCTGTTGGCAAGTTACTGGACGCTGACAAAGATGTAATTGGTGCAGCTTATCCAAATCGACGCTGGCCATTTTTCACGGCAGCGATGAATCGGACTAAAAATATTTCTCTGATCGAAATATGTGTAACCGATGATAAATGTCTTCAATACGTTGTTCCTCCTCCAGAGAATCCGGAGGCCATAGTTAAATGTGAATTAGTGGGGTTCGGGATGACGCTAATTAAGGTGGCCCCTTTCTCCCAGCTCTCTCGGCCCCTCTATTTAGGTAACGAAGATGTACCGGATGATACTTATTTTGCTCAACTTTGTTTAGATATTGGAGTTGAACAATTCGTACACTTCGGTGTCCGGGTGGCTCACGCGCATGTGAATTACAACAACAACGGCTATTTGTTTAATGCCGGAGTGTTTGAGAAAATGAATAAGGAAGCGGAGGAAGCAAATGTCGGAGCTCAAAAATAGTAAGGATTGGCCTCAAGTGTATAGTTGTAAATTTCTTGAAGCAGGAATCGTGTCTTATGAAGATTCTGATTCAGGAATTGCTTTACTGAAAAAAGAGACCATTGATAAAATGGCTCCCAGTTTTATTGGACGGCCCGTGCTCATTAATCACAAGAAAGTTGGACCGGGTAATTTTAAAGAGCATGCGGTTGGTTATGTTATTAACGTGCGTTTCAATCCGGACGACGCATGGTATTACAGTGATTTCATTGTGACGGACGATGAAGCACGTGATCTTATAGAAAATAAAAAATATTCAGTCTCGTGTGCCTATGAGGTATTAGACACAAAAGAGGGAGGATTATGGCATGACATCAACTACGACGGGGAGATAACCAATGGGTCTTTTACTCACCTAGCTCTCGTCGATGCGCCTCGTTATGAGGATTCGAAAATAACAAAGCAGCTACCAGCAATGCTGGTAAACGGAAAGGCTGCTCATTACATACAAACCAAAGAGGAGGATTCAATGGATTTCAATATCTTTAAGAAGAAAGCGGACGGTCAGAATGAGAAAATTGATCCTCTCATTTTGATTAACGGCAAGGAAGTAAAACTTGCTGCGGTCCTCGAGAGTTTGATCGAGAAGATCAACGAGAAAAAAGGTGGAACGCTTGAAGATGGTTCCGAGGATGAGATGGTCGGAATTGAAGCTAAAGCCGACAAGAATGATCTGATAGACGTTAATGGTCATTCTTATAAGATCGCTGACATTAAAAAGAACTGTGTCGCGGTGGAGAAAAAGAACGAATCTGAAAAAGCAGAGATGAAAAAGGCTTCTGACGAGGATGAGAAAAAAGAACAAAACGCTAAAAAGAACGAAAAGGAAAAAGAAGAGGAAGAAAAAAAGAACGATGAAGAAAAAGAAAAGCTCGAGAAAGAAGAGCTTATGAAAAAGAACGAAAAGGAAGAGAAAGAGAAAAAAGAAAAAGAGAACGCGAAGAAAAAAGAAGGCGAAGAGTTCTTCAATTCTTTGGACGCTCTTTCGAAGGCAGTTAACTTTGATCAAGTCCCGGCTCCGCTTCCTACGACCCGGCAAGAACGTGCTAACAAAAAACGTGAACAGATCGCTAAGCAGTTCGCTTAATAATAAATTCTAAAGGAGGATTTTAATATGGCTTTTCAAATGAATATGATTCAACCACCGAATCTGGTGGGATTGTGCATGAATCCTAGCGTTAACGTGATTCAATGCAGGATCAATCCGAGTTCAGCTCAAGCTACTTTCGTTCCCGGTACAGCGGTGATTTTGGTTCCTTCCGCAGTAACTGGTGATATGCCTGTGATTGACGTTTGTCCTTCAGGGTCGTCAGGACGCGGTGTCATAATTTATGATCCGATCTTGTCTCAGCAACTTCCCGGTCAGGTGGTGCTGGTTGCCATGATTGGTTCCATTGTTACCATGGCTGCTTCTACCGCTATTAACCGTCAAGTGAACGTGGGATATAACAATATCTCCGGTCAGATTCAAAGTACTTCTGGTGGGTACATTGGCTATACCCTTGACATAGCCGTTAATCCGGGTGACATTGTCCGTGTTCAAATCATGCCATTGTTGTCAGCATAAATCTAAAACCTAAGGAGGATTTTTAATATGGAAATTTTAAATTGCAAAGAAGAAAACGGAAAGGTCATTAGCCCGGAGAAGTTTAATTCTCTCGTGGCCCAAAAATATGGCCGTACTGATTTCCGTGGGCTCCAACTGATGAATGCTAATGGTGACATTTCCACCACCAGTTTGGCCTATCGTTATGCTACTGACCGTATGACCTTTATTCGGGCCCGGACAGTGAATCAAACCTTCTATCAAGTTAACCCAACGGATTATTTGAATATAATTCCCGGGGAAGGTTCCTTCTCGTCTCAAATCATCACCCAAGCGAATATCAAATTCTCTGGGTCTTTTAAAAGCGGTAAAATTTCTTCCGCAGGTCAAAACACCAAGTTGCAAATTGCTGACGCTGGTGTTGTACCTTTCTATACCAAGGTCATGAATTGGGCCATGGGTACGGAATACAGCATCTTTGACGTTCAGCAAGCTTTGTTCATGGGTCAGTGGGATCCCATCGAAGCTAAGCAAAAAGCTCGTAAGTTGGAATACGATCTTGGTATTCAGCAAGTTGCGTTCCTCGGGGATACTGATGATCTTACCAATTACCCCGGGCTTTTCACCCAGCCTTACGTGAACATTAATACTTCATTAATTGGTGGGAACATCAGCGCAATGTCTACCGCGAATTACATGACATTCGTTGCCGGGATCTTGGGTGCGTATTTGTCCAATTGTAATCAGACTACGTGGCCTGATACATTCATTATGCCTCAGGATGATTACGCTGGTATGGGTGTGGCAGTATCTCAGAATTATCCTAACTTAACCATGATGAGTTATCTGCAGCAAGCGTTTGACGCCATCGTGCCGGGCAAGAAAGTTAGGATCCTTCCTTCATACTATGCTATGACGGCAGGTAATGCTGCAGCCGGTATCAGCAAACAGGCTTATCTCCTGTATAAAAATGATATCGATACATTGTTTATGGAACTCCCGGTGGATTTCGTAACCACACCGTACGGTACCTTAAACAATTTTAACTTTCAGGACGCAGCCTACGCTCAATATACGGGCGTGCAGGCTATTAGGCCTCTTGAAATGCTAATGTTCACTCATTCGTAAGAATGATGTCATGGAGTAATGATCAGTAAATTGGAGGTGCTCTGGTATTCTCCATGGTGCCATCACCTCCGACAAATCATGGAGGAATACAATGTATAAGATAATGGTTCAAGGAAATCGATCGTTTATAGTAAACAAAAAACAAGTTGTTAAAGGTGGGAATCAGAAAACTTATCCGATAGGTGGGGGTGTTAGGGAAGAAATTGAGTTGGCTCCCGGGAAAGAGATTTACACTATCACTGATGAAGGCTACGAAATTCTTAAAGATTTTTCGGATATTACAATTGTAGAACACCTTAAGGAAGGAAAGAAAAAATGAGTTGGGACGGCTCTCCCCCGACAGTTTCCCAGTTCCAGACCTTCTTTTTCAGGGACTTCCAATATGCCCCTGACAGAGATCCGTCGTTGAAATATGTTCAACCTCAGGATATCCAAAACGCTATAAAGGAGGCCTTGATTGATTTTAACTGGGGACTATTCGGGGATAATGGTTTAATACTGTTTTGGTACTTAGCTGCGCATTGTATGGTAGAAAACATTAGGAATTCTTCAATGGGATTAAATTCTCAAGCCAAATTTCCTAATGAAAATGCTTCGGTTGGTGGAGTTTCTATCAGTAACAGTATCGTAGCTAAATTTGCGGACGAGCCAAATTTTGCGCGGTTTTTAACAACTGGTTACGGAAAAAAGTATTTGACTTTAGCTTATCCTTATACAGTTGGCGCAGGAATTGGAATCGTACCGGGAACAATTACGAATGGTTAAAGAAACGAGAATAGGTAAGTATTCTTCAGTAAAGGTAGATTTGACAGGTCTTAATAATTTGATTAAATCTGCTGGGTCGCAATATGTTGTTAGGGTAGGAATTTTAGGAGAAAAGCCCCGTAGCGCGAAGACTTCCGAGGAATCTGATAAGCAAAAAGATCCTCCAACGAATGCGGAAATAGGACTCGCGCATGAGAAGGGAGTTAAATCCCGGAACCTAACCCGGCGTTCATGGCTTCAAGTACCGCTCGAGGATCACCTTCCAGCAGTCTTTATTAAGGAAGGGCCCAAAGCCATGACGATGATGCTATTAGGTCAATCTCTTCAGGCCTACGAAATGCTGAAAGAGATATGTGAAGACATCGTTCAAAAAGGATTTGATACGAGTGGGTACGGAAAATGGAAAGCCTTAGAGCTTCAAACACTTTATCGTAAGCATCCCCGGGGATTTTCAAAATGGACCAAAGAAAACAACGATCAAATTCTGGTAGATACAGCTCAACTGAGAAAATCGGTTACGAGTGTGGTGGTAGTTAAATGATTCAAAACGGGAATGAATTAGATTTCGGGCAATCAGCAGCAGGACTTCCTTCAGTGGCTCCGGCTATTATACAATTTTTTCAGCCTGTGACCGTAGGAATAATTGAGAATCGACAAGTTGAAGGATATACTCAAACGATTATTTCTCGTTATATTGAAACCCAAGGGGCCCGGGTCGAGACTCCTAATCAGTTAGTTATTACTAAATCTGGAGAGCGTCTTTGGAATTGTACTGATATTTACTTTTTAAGAGATATCATTCTTAAAGCGGACGATATATTTAGGTGGAACAAAATGCAATACCGGGTAATGGTTACTGAAGATTGGCCTGACTATGGATTTAATCGGTACCACGTAGTTCAGGATTATACTAAAATTTACGTTCCACAGCCGGATGTGATATGAAAATAGGATCTAATCCTCCAAAGAATTCACTTGACTTGATTCGAATAATCTGCAAGGAACAACTTCATCTTAAAGATGACCACGTTAGTATCTATGATCAAAAATGGGTCATTCCTGATTTTGATGATATGTTCTTAACTATTGAATATCGCAATAGCCGAATGATTGCTAATCGTAATATATTTGACGATTCCGGGTCTACACCCGTCGAATGGCAAGAGCTGAATATGTTGGAGAACATTATCGTGGGAGTTTTTTCCAGAACCATGGAAGCATTTGATCGTAAAGAAGAAGTTTTAATGGCTATCAAATCTCAATTTGCTCAATTTCTTCAGGAAGCTTATATGTTTAAGATCGCCCGGGCTGGAGAAATTTTAGATCTTTCTTACCTTGAAGGAACGGCCATGTTGAAAAGATATGATATTGAACTAATGGTCTATACTTGGTACGAACGAAAATTAACAACCAATGCTATGATTCCACCTTGCAATATCCAAGTTATTGCGAACGACAAAGGGTCGGGAGAAATTATAGAATTTGTAACTGCTTCTTTACAACAACCACCATTATAAGGAGAATCAACGCATGTCCACACTTCCGTTAAGTACAATTATTTCCGTGAATGTTTTCTTCCCGGCTTCAGGGGTAGCAAACTTCAATGTGAACAATTTGGCTTTGTTCACTTCAGATCCCTTCCTTTCAAATCCAAATAATAACACCTATCGGATTTATCAATCTGCCCAGCAAGTGGGAATCGATTTTGGAACCACTACTGAAACTTATCTTCAGGCTGTTGCCATTTTTTCTCAGCAGCCGAATATGCTTGCAGGAGGGGGATCGTTAATTGTCTTCCCGAGTTTTACTAATACTGCAATTAATGCGGTAACGGTAGGAAGTACAAGTGGTACAGGGTATCAACAAGGTGATATTCTAAACGTTGTTCAAGGGAACGCTTATGGTGGAACAGTTACGGTTACGTCCGTGTATGCCGGAGCCATTACTGGGGTTAGTACCCTTACAGGAGGTGCAGGATACACTGCAGCGTCTAATCTTACTACTACCGGGGGCTCGGGAACGGGTACGGCCACTATCACAATTTCTAGCGTAACTACTGAAACGCTTTTGCAAGCAATCGCGCGTACCTCAAATTTGATTTACTATTGTGGTATTATTTCCACAAATTACGGTACAAATAGTACTTGGCTTGCTTTAGCTAATTCAGTTCAATCATATGGAACAAAGCTTTTGTTCCTACCTTCGAATTCCCTGAACGATATTACCGGGGCTTTTACGAACATATTGAACGCAACGGATTATTTTACTCGTTGCCTTTATTATTCAAGTGCTACACTTCAAAATGCTCGGCTTTTTGCTGCTGCTTACGCTGCCCGGCTTTTGTCAGTTAACTTCCTAGGTTCAAATACAGCCATTTCAATGAACCTTAAGCAACTTTCTACCATCACTCCGGATCCAAACATTAACCCGACCATCGCTGCGCTTTGCCAAACTGCTGGGGTAGATATTTATACTTCCTTCCAGAATTCTCCGGGGGTGTATACTTCAACTGCAAACAAACGAGCTGATTCAGTTTTTAATATTATCTGGTTCGTTCTTGCCTTACAGGTGGCCGGGTATAATGCTTTGGCAACGACCTATACTAAGATTCCTCAAACGACTCAAGGTATGAATCAATACGTTTCAGCCCTGAAGTTGATTTGTCAAGAGGCGGTAATTAACGGATACATTGCCCCGGGAACTTGGACGGGAGTGGATGTTTTTGGAGTTCCGGCTGACTTCATTAACAATATCCAAACCTATGGATTTTATATTTATTTCCAGCCCATCAGTCAACAAACTCAGGCAAGCCGTGCGACAGGGGCTATACCACTTGTTCAAATTGCTGTTAAGGAAGCTGGAAGCATGTTAAATGGGATTATAAACGTTTATGATCAAGTATAATTAAAAGGAGAATAGAATATGAGCAACGCGGTTTCGCTAACTGGAGATGATACAGTCATCATCGGTGGTCAGCTAATCACTGACTTTGCAATTGGAGTGGTAGCGGAAATCACCTTCCCTGAGGATCTGGTTAAAGTGACCCGGGGGAAAAATGGTAATACGGTTTATGCTTTAAACAACCAAGGATTTCAATCAGACGTTAAACTTAAGATCTTGCTTGGGGGCCCGAATGATGCTTATTTCAATGCTCAGATGGTTGGAATGCAATCTTCTTTTTCGGGGTACACCCTTTTAAGTGGGGTATTCATCAAAAACGTAGGGGACGGCAATGGTAACATCCGGCCCGTGACGTATCTAATGTCCGGGGGAGTAATCAAAAAGAATCCTATGGCCCAGTCAGTTGCGGAAGGTACGCCTGAGCAGAGTCTTGTTGAGTGGGATATTGTCTTTGCTAATAACGGAAGGCAGGTAGGCTAAGGAGAAAATCATGGAGACGTTAAAAGTTAAATTGGAGTCGGGAGCGGAGCTGGAAGTTTGGCTCGCTTCTTTTCAGGAAGGGCATGCTCTTTGGATGGCAGTATCAAAAGAACTAAAGGATACGGACTTCAACGAAATAACCGTAGGCCGGATGTCTTTAGATGTCCTTTCTTCAGAAAATATCATGCGTGTAATATGGCCTTGCATGGGAAAGGCCGTATATACTGGACATGGGTATGAGAAGAAAAAATGCGAGCCCGGAATATTTGAAAAAGCTGAAGTGAGGGGAGATTTTCTTCAGATCGTAGAGGAGGTGTTAGTTTTTAACATTATCCCTTTTTCAAAAAAGATCGGTTCGTTGTTAAAAACTACGTTCCTAAGTGGTATCGATACCCAGAAGTCAAAATAGGAATTGACAAGGCTTTTTCATTATGCTTAAGAGTAGCTAAAGCTGGATACGGATCGATAAATGAAGTTGAACAGTGGGATACTGAGAAGTTATTAAGTGTTTTAGAATATGATATCTTCGTCAATGATTTAACGGAAGCGTTTATTGAGTTAAATAGGAAAAAAGAATGAGTGGGAAAATAGCTGAGATATATACGGAAGTGGGTTGGCGTTTCGATCAGGTAAAGCTACGTGAGGTAGCAAAATACATAGGAGATCTTAATGTATCTTCTATTATTTCTGCTACCTCAGTGGCTGCTTTGGGAATGGGAATCAAAGATCTAATTGATCAGTCAGCTTCTTTGAGTAACAATTTAAATAT